AGATCATTATTTTTTACGGCAGCCAAAGGCTTCGCTTCAGGCTGCGCTTTATTCTTTGAACCTTTTGGCCGCCCTACTTTCTTCGGAGCTTCCTGAGCCGTAGGCTTTTGAGCCGTAGGCTTTTGAGCCGCAGGCTTTTGATCTTTGATCTTTATAAGCGTCATGATTTCCGAAGGAACTGTGGTAGCAGCAAAAGCTGTTTGCACATCCCCATGAGTCATTCTAGATTCTAGGACCGTGCCAAAATAATGGCCGATTGCACCTCGCATTCTCTTATAGAGAATATAACTTTCGGCCTGAGTAAGACTCTGAGCTTTGGCTATAATATTCGTATAGTGAGCACATACACCGTTGAACTGCTTGGATGATGCCAGCTTGTTTACGTCGATGTTAGCGAATGTATTCATGTCGTGTTTCCCTGTGTCGTTGGTCGAGGGCCGGATGCCGTTGACGTTTCAAACATTGGCATGGATGGCTTTCGGCTGTCAACAACTTTCTGCTGCGGGATTTTGGCGCACAGTCCGAAGGACCACGCGAAAACAGGCGAAGAAAGCCTGCATGATGTCGCACATGTTATGTGCATTATGTGCGCTACGATGGCAAAAATGGCTAGGCGCTGTCAACAATTATTTTTTAATCGAAGATTAAGTCTTGCGCGCATGTATGCCTGCATGTGTTGGCAAACTTTCGGGGCTCTGTCAAATATTATTTTAATCGAAGATTAAGCAGGAAGGGGATAATAAATATATTTATATAATCTAAAAGATTATATAAGTTTTAGGGGCTGAAAAGTTCGTAAGTTTTTGAAATTTCAAGGCTCCGGAGGAGAATTTCTTAACGCGAATGATCTTTCATATCTTAATAGAACTTGTAAACCTTATATAACTCTCTAGAGAGTTCTATAACCCATCAATGGCCCTAACTTCTTCGAAGTTCTCTGGAGACTGCTAGGATTCTTAAGAATTCTATAGAATTCTTTAAGCTCTGGGGGAGGGGCAGGAGGCCATGCCAGTACCCCCCTATATATATACATTCTCATACATTTCTAAGAACTTTAGAGTGTCAACCTGCGGGGGCCTTTAGAACCTCTAAAAGGCTGGGGGATTTTTCGGCGGAACTTTAAAGACTCCAAAACTAGGCGGGACTTTAAAGAGAAAAGAAGAAATATTCTTTTTTATCTCTATAACTGTTTGACGGCCCCGGCGAGGCACTACGTCAGTATACAGTCGAGAATAGAATTTGTCAAGAAATAATTAGGTTGACAAACAGCTTTTCTGACATTATAATAAGAGTATGAAAAAAGAACTAACTATAAAACAACAAACATTCCTAGAAAAACTTCTAGAATCAGGAGGTGATCCAAAAATAGCAGCTGAGCTATCAGGTTACTCTGGTGGTCATTATCAGCTCGTAAAATCTCTAAAGACAGAGATCTTAGATTTAGCAGAGGGCATCTTAGCTCAGTCAGCGCCTCAAGCTGCGCTGAAGCTCGTTCAGGTGATGAATTCTGATGCCCCCATGCCACAAGCTAATATACGTATACAGGCTGCACAAACTATCCTAGATCGTGTAGGGCTTGGCAAAACAGAAAGGCTCGATGTAACCCTCAAATCTGAAGGTGGTTTATTTATTTTACCAGCTAAGCAGGAGGTCATTTTAGATGGAGACTACGAAGAAGCGTAAGGGTCCTACAATCCCTTTCGGTTATAAAGTAGATAAGGATAATAATAAAATACTTATTTCTATCCCCTTTGAACTTGAAGCATTAAAAGAAATCATAGAACTTATAAAACAAAAAGTACTCAGCCTGCGCGAAGGTGCCCTATGGCTGCAACATAAAACAGGTCGTAAACTAAGCCACCAAGGCCTCAAAAAGATAATAGCTAAAGATGAATGATTGGGAAGAAAGACCAGAAGATTATCTTCGGGACAAAGAAGGCCTCTTTATTTTAAAGAAAGATGGTACGCCTAAGAAAAAAACAGGGCGTCCTAAAGGCTCTAAAGGCAAAGGCTATAATTACCATAGCGAAACAAAAGCAAGGCTCAAAACTAATAAAATAATAAGAGATAAGCAAAAGAAAATAAGAGCTACGCAAAGTAAATTAAGTGCTTACCAAGAATCTTTAAAAAGCACTAAGACCACTTTAAATAAAATAAAGAATACTGGGTCCAAAGTAATAACAACAGATGAAATAGATAATGCGCCAACAAGTTTAAAAGAAGAAATAAAAGAAAATATAATCTTCAAGGCTAATGAAGGTCCTCAAGAGGACTTCTTAGCAGCCTCTGAAACAGATGTTCTTTATGGCGGAGCAGCTGGAGGCGGTAAAAGCTATGCAATGTTGGTAGATCCACTTCGTTATGCGCATAGATCCGCGCATAGAGCCCTAATAATTAGACGTTCAATGCCAGAACTAAGAGAACTAATAGATAAGAGCAGAGAGTTGTACCCTAAAGCTTTTCCGGGTTGTAAATACCGAGAAGTCGAGAAGCTTTGGAACTTCCCTAGCGGTGCCAAAATAGAGTTCGGTTTCCTTGAAAGGGATGCAGATGTTTACCGCTATCAAGGACAGGCATACTCTTGGATAGGTTTTGATGAGATTACTCATCTTCCAACAGAATTCTCATGGAATTACCTAGCTTCGAGGCTAAGAACAACAGACCCAGAGATTGTACCTTACATGCGTTGTACGGCTAACCCCGGCGGTGTAGGAGCACACTGGGTTAAAAAGCGTTACATAGATGCTGAAGTACCTAACACAAGCTTTTTAGGTCAGGATGGTTTAAGCCGCAAGTTCATACCAGCTCGTTTAGAAGATAATCCTTATCTTGCTTTAGATGGCCGTTATGAAAGGATGTTAAAAGCATTACCGCCTACACAAAGGCGACAGCTTTTAGAAGGTAACTGGGATGTTAATGAAGGTGCAGCTTTTACAGAGTTTAGTTTAGAGCATCATATTATACCGCCTTTTGAAATACCACTACATTGGGAAAGAATAAAAGGAATAGACTATGGTTATGCAAGTGAATCAGCCTGCATATGGGCCACAATAGATCCTAGCGACGGTACATTAATTGTTTATCGAGAATTATATAAAAAAGGCTTGACAGGACATGATTTAGGTCTTATAATAACTGAAATGGAACTCTCTGATCCTTTTGCTGTCTCTGGAGTATTAGATACATCTGCATGGTCACAGACAGGAACAACAGGCCCAACAGTAGGTGAAACCTTAGTACGTCAAGGACACAAGCTAAGAAGGGCCGATAAAAACAGAATTCAAGGAAAGATTCAAATCCATGAATACTTGAAGTTGCAGCAAAGCGGAAGGCCACGATTACAAATATTTAATACATGCCCTAGCCTGATACGCGAACTTCAAAGTATTCCTCTGGATAAAACAAGGCCAGAAGATGTAGATACACACGCTCCTGACCACGCTTACGATGCTTTAAGATACTTAATAATGTCTAGGCCTCGTATTAATGATGTGTTCGGTAGAATGCGTGATATTAAAAGAGAAAGATTCTACGAACCTTCTGATGTAACTTTCGGATACTAAATATGAAAAAAACTAAATATAATCAAGGTGGCTTAAGTGCGCGTGGGAGTAATGAAGAAGGCTTGGACTTAAATTATAACTCTCCAAAAGTTTCAGCCTACAGAAATACAAAAGATAATGTAAGCTCTGTAACTGTACGAGATAAAGGAAAAAGTGCTACGGTCACTAAAACCCCTTATAGTACTACTTATGGTCTTGATATTAACGGCAACAAAATAAGCTATACAGATAGTCAAGGCTATAGACAAATAACAGGCAGTAAAGGTAATTGGGGTGCTTCAGTAGGTAAAGATTCTCAAGATAATACAAATGCAAGCATAACATATAGAAAAGACATTTAATTATGGAAGAAAATACACTAACAGCTAATGAACTCTACTTTCAAAAAGTAGAAAATGAACAGGGTCTTATACTGACCTTGGAAGAAAGCCTGCGTAATAATCTTGTAGGGCTTCTCAAGAATCGTTTTGAGCTGGCTGAAACTGCTCGTAAGGCTGACGAAGATCGTTGGATTATTGCTTATCATAACTACCGTGGTCTATATGGCCAGAATGTTAAGTTCAGGGAGTCTGAGAAGTCCCGTGTATTTGTTAAAGTCACTAAGACAAAGGTTCTGGCTGCTTTTGGACAGCTAGTTGATGTTATCTTTGGTGGTAATAAGTTTCC